AGCGGGTTCTTGTGTTTGTTCCGCAGCTTGAGGTAGTCACGCATGCGTGGAAAACCAGCTCCTTTATCATTGTTCGCTTTCTTTAATAGGACCCCATATCGTTTGTATTCATCTGCAAGAGACTCCACCTTACCCATGCGTTGCTGGTTTTTTGCGTGGATGGATGGGTCTCCAAAGTCGACAGTGGTGAATCCATGAGATTTAAGCCATTTACACTGCTCCTCGATTGGCCAATATCTGTGGTACCCCTCTTTGTATCTAATACAGTTTCCATCGTAATCCACATACCATAGCCCAATAGAGGACGGGTTACTCCACCCATAGTCGAGGCTAACAAATTTGTTCACACCTGGAGGTGGTTCGTGGTCAGGGAGCACATGCAGTGTGCGAGAGAATTCTGGGTAGAACCTCCCCTCAGCGTAGATAAACGCCTCTTCCGGATTCGACGGGTTCTCTTGTTTCATTAAGTGCTTATCGCCATCTGGGTAGGAGTCCATCTTGAATCTATACCACGCTATCTGGCCCAAATTTAGTTCATACTCCATCTTCATTTTTGTTTCTTCTGGGGTGATAGTTCTCTTTATATGCTCCTGGGAATACCTTGTGAGGTTCCCTTTAAATGGAACGTCCATGTAGTTATCCGGATGGTCGAACCATGCGAAGAATAGTTTCTTCCATACCGATGGGTCCTTTTCCCATTCTTGGTTGAACCAGTTTCCCTTACCATTCGCTGTAGTCTCCACCACAATACGCCCTCCCTTTACCGGAACAGACTCTTGCGTGGCCGCCCATACCAAGTTCATATCCTTTACGAACGCAGACTCAGATATATGTAGACGGTGGATGGTACCACCACGCACCTCCAAGTCGACGTAGATTTTACTATCCATCTCATTAAACTTAAGCATACGAGTGGTATCACGGTCAGCGAACGGCTTCACCCATCGCTGGCCATTTGGCAATTCTATCTCTGGGATATTGTCATAAGCACGTTTTACGATTTCAAACAAGAGGTTTAATGTGGCTAAGTCATGCGCTAAAACAGCACATGTAGTATGGGGAGTCCACATAACATCATCCAATTCCCGTAGTAGCCAGTATGTACTCATACCAACCTGCCTGGATTTTAGCTGCATGATGCGCTGGTGCCCCTCTGTCTGCTGGTCTACCACCTGCTGGACTGGGTTCAATTTGAACTGCATGAGACGCGAGTCTTTCGTTTGGATATGGTAGATATTATCCATCCTCCAGTGTCGATTGAAGAGTGTCTTATCTAGCTCTTTTATCTCCTTTGGGGAGAGGTCTCTTATTTCGTTTTCGGAAATCATTTATTCCTTTACGGTAATTTTGCTATCGCCTTTTTTCGCTTCCTTTTCTGAAGCGAGAACAATTTCCTTTTGTGCGAGCCAGTCACTTTTACCAATGGGGTATGGCCGTATGTGTCCAAATTCAATGTCGGGATTACACACTATTCTGAATCCATTCTCTTGTGCCCGGATACAAAATGCAAAGTCGTGCTCTATTTCCTTGGTCTTTTTAGTTTCATTATTCTCCACAATGATGTGGTTGAATGCCTGGTTTCCTAAAACCTTTACAATGTTGTCTGGGACCAGGAAGCCAAAGCTGCCACACACACCGACATCAAATGGCTCATCTGGCCAATCTGCGGTGGGGTGCGCTTCCATCTTATCGCCGTCCCACTTGTAGATAGCTGGGAAGTTTGGGGAGTTGCCCACGCATCCAAATCCTGTTATGACTGCATTGGGGAACTTCTCTGCTGTATCAATTAGTTGCTCAAGGGCGTTAGGTGGGAACGTCATATCTGCGTCTATTTGCACCATATAAGCCCCTTCATGCAGATTGAGGATGGTGTTTCGGTTGGCTGCTGTGTTGGGTGATTGTGCATATATGAGGTTGATCTTTTCGACAACATTATTCTCATAGCTGTAGCAAATAAGCTGAGTAAGGCATTTATGGAAATCACTGCATACAGTGAAGTATTCTCCGGTAGGTATACCAAGTGTGACTACTGGTTTTGGGGATTCTTCTGGCATGTGAATTCGGGGAAGAAAATATCAATGGGGCTGGTTTCAAGTGCTGTGCACAGTTTTACCATTGTGAGACGTGATGGATTTTTGGTTGTGCCGTTTTCAATGTATTGGATTGTCCGTCGCTCCACTCTCGATACAACAGATAATCTAATCTGACTCATACCTTTGCGTTCGCGGTATTCCCGCAGGAGTAAGTGGGGCATGTACAATATTATAGCGCAAGGGGTTGCGTCGGACAACATGTGTTCAGTGTGTATAATTTATCAACATGACTAATGGACTTGCGATTTTCCTTAGCGTACTCACTGTGTGCATCTCGGCAGTGCTCATAGCTGCGTTCTATTTTTTGTCTAGCTTATCGGAGAAGGTGTCGAAATTGAATGCAGCAACCACGTTGTCAGAATTCCGAGGACTTACACAGAAGCCACGGAAAGCACCAAAGCCAGTTAAAGTAGAGCCAACCGGTGAGACTGCTCCAGACGGGACTCTTACATCACAAGCTTTGGACAAGATTTTTAAACGCGACCCCGTAATTTAATATGCCTACAGATTTAACAGATTCAGATAAGGAGGGAATTATTGCAGATTCAAAGGTAAAACTTGCGCAAGCGAAAGCGGTGCGCACACAATGGGAAGCCTGGTGTGCAACAGTAGAAAACTTCTTTAATGGTAAGCATACGGAGTGGTGGGATGAGGATGGTAACATCCGAAAGAAAACGCTATCCCCGCATGAAGTATGGAGACAGATAAATTTGATGCCGGGTGCAGAAGACATCCGACAGAATAGGCTTACAAAAAACCCACCACGTTGGCACGTCAAACAGTCTCATGGGATGGTCGCATCCTCTGAAGATATTGATGCTGCAAACGCATATCTACAAAGTATATACATCACAGAGAATTGGAGGGATAAGGTGAAAAAGGTAATTGGATACGGTGATAAGCGTGGTGTTACACCCACTGTTATTTCGTGGGATAAAAAGAGAAGTAAGCCAGAGCTTAACATTTACGATGCGTGGGACTTCTACCCAGACCCAACAGCGAACCATCCAAAGAGCTGGATGACACTCAATATTAGTACCCCTATTTCTCTTGAGGCTATAAAGCAAATGCCAGATATTGGTAAGGAGCAAGCCGATCAGTTGGTATCGGCAGGGAGGTATGCGCAATCTAAGCTTAAGGATGACATCATACGAAATCAGCATGGAGGTTCAGCGCCAAAAGGTATGTACATGCGGAACCAATACTTTGTTATAAAAGAAACGCCACAAGGGAAAGGAATTTATGAATACAACATCATTGGAGATGAGCTTATTGGTAAAGGAAAATTCCACCAGTACGATTCATTCGATGACTTTATCGACTTGTATAAGCCAAGAGATACGGACAAGTTCTACGAGCGCCCACCATGTTCGGATTGGGTCCCGTTGCAGAAATCTATCAATAAGATTTTCAGCAGCATCGAAGGGTACATAGATACATCTCTCCAGGGCCGATGGCGCAGGAGCGACAAGAGCGTTGCCGTTCCTCTGGCCGGCGAGCATGGTCAGATTTTTGATGCGGTTATTGGAGATATAGAGCAGTTTAATATGCAAGCGCTACCACAGACACACTTCCAACACTTCGATAATGCTGTCCAGCAATTTGAGACTGTAGCCGGTGTGCACGGAGAGTCTTATGGCCGGTCATCTGGAGGTGAAATTTCTGGAGTGGCACTAGCGCAGCTACAGGCTAACGATGAGCAGAACAGTGCTACGGCAGGAGATAACTTGAAGACATATTTGCAGCGTGTAGCCACAAAGACATTGAGTGTTGCTTCTAAGAACTTGAACATTAGGCAGCCTGTCTTTATTGAGACTGAGCCAGGAGAGAGCACACGTATTGATGTTATTGGAGAAGAGGCGAAGACATTACGAGACCTTAAGGATGTAGCTGGCCTACAGGCGTTTACAGATATTGAAGTAGAAATCGTTGTAGGCAGCGCATACTCCGACTTCCAACAGCAGGAAGCTGTGAAGGAACTTATCGGAGTTGGTTATGTGCCGGGAGAAAACCCAATTATGGACCGTCTCGTGGGTCGATCATGGACTGTCGGTTCACAGCGAGAGCTTACCAAGATGATGGAAGACCTTAATTCTCCAGCACGCATGATGGCTCAAGCTGAAAACCAGATGATGCGTGGCGGAGCTTTCCTTGAAGTTCGCGCATCAGATGAACATGGGGTGCACATGGAGATTCATAATACAGAGCAAAAGAAGCTACAAGCACTTGGAGATGTGGAAGGTATGGAGAATGTCGCTAAGCATATAGAAGAGCATAAGCTCGTGATGAAAGAGGTGCGCAACGGTGCACGCAGTCAAGAGGAGGAAAATACTGTATAAGAATAAATGCGCTCTTTTAAAACACTGGATTTGCTTGCTACTCCCACAAAGGAGGGTCGCGTAGATGGGTAACTGTCTACGGAAGTTGTGTGTACTTCGATGACGGCCTTTCTTTGTGGGGGTAGTACATTGCCAATAGGGGAAGCTACCCCGTTTAAAAAACGTGGGCTATATCACATTCCAATTACTACCATGAGTGATGAACCAGGCGTTACACCAACCGGTGGAGAACCCGTACCTCCACCCGCAGCCGAGCCACCTGCGAACCCACCAACGAACGGAGATGACCCGAACAATCCCGTCCCCCCTGGAAGCGGAGAGCCACTTGCAAATAGTGAGCCACCTTCAAGCCAGACGTCGGGTGGATACGATGCACTGCCTCAATACGGTAAAGATATTATT